GTGACCGATGCTGATCTCGGCCCGTCGTCGCTGTCCGCATCGGCCCTGGCCTCGGTCGCCCACGTCAAGGAGGGCAGGGGCACGGTGATCCCTGCGGGTGGTGACTGGTACCAGAGTCATGGCGGCGAACTGGCCAAGGTGGCCGAAGTAACGGGCGCCGATACACGCCAGACCGTTGTCGGCTCCACGTCGATGAGTCCGCAGAACGACCCGGTGTCGGAACGAGCGGCGGCAACGGCCATCTCCTACGGCCAGCACGGGCGTGGTGATCGGTCCTTGACGATGGCCAAGCTGCCCAAGAACGCCGATCCTGATGTTCGCAAGTCCCATGGTCAGGCGATGGAAGACCTCGACATGGCTCCCGGCCAGAATCGCAACTTCAGTGACTTCACTCCGAAGCAGGTGGCGATGCTCGCCCGTCACCGGGACCACCTGACGGGCAACGTCGATCTCGGAGGCATCGCCAAGGGCGGCACCGAGGTCGCCACCGGCACCGAGATGATCCGGGGCCAGAAGACCCAGGCCGATCAAGGGCCAACCGGCAAGGTGCCCACCTACACCCACCAGAGCCTGCTCGGCGCTGGCCTGGCATCGATGGGTGAGGATGCCCCCGACGCCAACGACGTGTCCGAGTTCAATCGCAGGGTCCACGAATCGATACCCGAGAATCACCCGTACTTCGAACAGCCCACGATCTTCGGCCCCGAGTACGAAGCCGATCCCTACGGCAAGGCGCACGTCACCCAGGGCATCTTGAACACCGGTCACCAGCCCGACGTGCCGCATCGTCCGTCCGTGGCCGCTGAGCAGTTCTTCCCGGAGCAGTCGGCACGGGATAACGCCAGGATCGATGCGGGGATGAAGCTCCATGAGGGCACGACGGCCCAGGACACCTGGGCGATGGCCCAGTCATTGGCCTTGCCCCGTGATGTGGAGGGCAAGGAAGTCGGCCAGAGTGCTCGCTCACCAAGTTTGGTGGCCAAGCTGCTCGGCTCTGACGAGCACGTCATGAACATCGGTAGTGGTGACAAGTACATGCCTACTCCCAAGGGTGAGCGCAAGCTCACCAAGGAAGAGGCGTTGCATGCCATGTCCAACGAGGTCAACAACCGGGCTGCAGGCATCGTCACCGACCGGGCACGGGCCGCTGGGCGCAACGTTGGCGCTGGTGTTCCGGCCGTTGCCGTCCAGGGCGGGTCATGGACTTCCTACCGCATGGACATGGACAAGGATCCCGACCTGAAGAAGCGCGAGGCGCACATCGCTGCTCAAGCTGCCGGTCGGCCCAATGCTCCTGCTGGCCAGACGCCCAAGCCAGGCGAGAACGTTCCGCTGTTCGATGTCGATACCGGGGAGGCCACCCGCTACGCCAGCAACTGGCGGGCGCTACCGGCCAAGGCCGACCCGAAGGCTGGCCAAGGCCCGCTGTTCCCAACCAAGACGCCCGCCGATCATGCCAACGAGCATGCTGCCTCCATCGAACTGCGTGGGCGCATGGCCCAGTCGGCATCACGGGTGGCCACGGAGCAATCCGAGGCGGCTGCCCACATCTCGGCGGCGAGGGGTGGAGCACCGGCCCCCAACATCGCATCGTGGGATGCCACGGAGCGACCCGATACGAAGCGCCGTCCCTCTCGCGCTGCCGCCTCGGTGGAGTTGCGCCAGCGCAGCAAGCGCAACGATGCGATCTACGCACAGAACCCAAGGTTCGCTCGGTGATGCCTGTCGGACCACAGCGCCAGGCACCCTTGTCCAAGAGGGTGGCCAAGAAGACACCTCTCAACCCGACATCTCGGGCTACCAACCAATCGGGCATCGTCACGGACAAGAGGCCCGTCGTTGCCAACGGCAACCTGCAGCGTTCACAGTGGAACGTGGCCAACCGACAGACCAAGGGGGACTGGACATGACCGAGAAGGCCCAGCACACCGACAGCAAGGACAAGGGAAGCTTCGGCAAGGGCAAGAAGGAAGCACCCCGCCATGCTGCTCCGAAGAGTGTGAAGGACACGGCCAAGACCCGTGAGGCCAAGCGCTCCAAGGGTGGGAGAGAAAGCACCCGCTGATGGCCAGAGGTATCAACACCGCCATGAGTCCTGCACGTCGGCCCAGTTCCATCGGCATCGTCCATCCCAGCACTGACGGTGGTATCAGCAGCCGTGACGCAGGGCCGGTCATCCAGGGCAACTGGGAGCGCATGCGCGACGCCGGGATGAGCGCCCAGGACGCCACCGCCCGCATGCATGGCAACCTGTCGATCCAGATGCCTCAGCGCATGACGGACCCGGTGGTGGCGTTCACGCAGGACAACCAGCCCCGCTACACCAACAGCTACGGGCCGGTGGGCCAGATCATGAACCGCCACCAGAGCACCGTGGCATAGAGAGGTATCGATGGCTGACCGTAGAGAGAACGACCCCAACCGTCAGGTTCACCGTGAACGCTTTCGGGGGCCGGAGTTCGACGCCCTCTCCCGTTCGATGGCCAGCTACCCGGAGTACGGGCCACCCGACCCGAAGTGGAACAAGGTCAAGCCCAACTTCGAAGGCATCGCCATGAACGAAGACCCCGATGCCTACGACCGTGAACGTGACCGAAGGAGAGGTGGCTGATGTTTCCCCTACTTGCTGGTGGCCTCTACATCGGCGGGGGCGTCATCCTGCTGATCCTGATCATCCTGCTCGTCATCTTGCTACTGCGAGGGAGGATCTGATGCCCGCATCCGAACACACCAAGAAGGCCAACACCGCCAAGAAGTCCCGTCAGTGGGAGCACGTGCGTGAGTCGGCCGAGAAGTCCGGTGACTCCGAGGGCAAGGCCATCAAGAAGGCCAGCGGCGTCCTGAAGAAGGAAGCGAAGAAGAAGTGAAGCGCGCTGAGCAGGTCGCTGCCATCAAGAAGGAACGGTCAACACCGGCCCACCAGTACAAGATGTCGTCGTCCGGTCGGCGGCTGGCGGCGAACCAGGCTGACAACCCTGACCGCAAGGTGCATCGCGAGGTGTTCGACAACTCCGTCGTGGACGTGGGCGGCGTCGCTACCCGGCGCCAGTACGTCAGTCGCTACAACGAGGGCGGCGACTACCTCAGCCAGGGCTACACGCACCACGGACCCGCCAGCGAGAACGAGCGCCGCAGCGGAACCTGGAAGGGCTGATACGGAGGTATCACAATGGCTAGTGGACACCGAGACGATGGCAGGTTGGCCCCGGACAAGGCCAACCACCCCAAGCGGAAGGTGGGCAAGAGCACGCAGCTATCTGGCCTTATCTCCCAAGACATGTTGTTCGATGAGCCTGGTACTGGCGTCACCACGGAAAGTTCCGGCAAGTGGTCAACAGGACGGGTGGTTGGTTCGTACCGCCCTGGTGGTGGAGGTGACTTCGGCAAGGGACCGGCGCTGGAGAAGAACGAGAGCGGCCGGGGCTATCACGTCAAGGGCGCTCCGGGGTTCCGTGGCTAGTGAGTATCGGGGGGAGAGTCGCCCCCGCCGCCAGGCGTCGCGTCATCACGTCACGCTGGCCGCTGCGAAACATGACACACGCCCGGTCAACGATCCGTTCCCGCCCATGTCCAGCAAGCAGTTCCCGGCGTTCTACCAGCGCAATCCGCAGAAGAACCAGTACCGCAGCTACATGCGTATGAAGTCGCCCTACTCAAAGCCGACGTTCTGATGGAGCGCATGTCCGACGAGGAGTACCGGGCCAGCAACCTCCGCAAGGAGCAGTTCAAGGAGATGGCCAAGAATCCGCCCGAGAGCATGACGGTCTACCGCATGCAGAAGGGTGACCCTGGCGGTTCGCTCGGTATCCACTGGTCAACCGACGAGAACGTCTCGCACTACACCGGCCTTGGTGGATCTGGCGACGACCGCTTCGTCCACCGGGCCACCGTGTCTCGCGATCAGGTCATCACCGAGGGCGAGTGGAAGGGCGGCAACATCCGCTCGCATTACACGGACTCAGAGGGCAAGTTCAAGACAGGCAAGTCACAGTGGGGGCTGGACATGGAGGCCGAGGTGCGTCTGCGGCCTGGAGCCACGGTGCGTGACCATGCCGTCGCCCCGGCTGGCGTACATGAGTATGAACCCACCGGCCGGGAGCCGACCATCGAATCACGTGGCAACAACAACTACGTCGATCTGGTCCACCATGCTGTCCACGGCACCCCGGAGTTTCGACGGCTGGATGACGAGCAGGCCATCCTGCCCCACGTTCAGCAGACGATGTTCGACAACGTCCACGCCATTGAGAACCAGCAGACCGGCAGGCACATCGGCTACACCCCCAAGTGGGACTTGCTGAGGTCGAGCATGAGCCTGGGCGAGGCCATCGACTTCGGTGAGAAGGATGTGAACCGGATCGGTGCGGCGGCGGGCCTGGAGAAGTGGGGGGCCATCACCGAGAGTGCCCACGAACCGCTGCTGTCCGAACTGCACCCACGTGATCGCACCGAAGAGTTCCACGCTGGCCACCAGGAGTCCAGGCACGATCCGAACCAGGGAACCCTGTTCTGATGGCTGCCACCGATCACCTCCAGGGCAAGCTGTTCATGACAGCACGGGAGCTACTGCAGGACTACAGATCGGCCGATGTTGATCCCAGCCACCCGGCCGGGTGGAAGTCACACGACCAGATGTGGACTTCCAAGCGCAAGGACAACGCCGCTGACGGTCTGGCTGCCGACGTGGCCAAGCGTGGTGTCGAGTACCCGGTGACGCTCGGGATCCACGAAGGCGGCGAGCAGAAGATCGTCTCCGGGCACCATCGCATCATGGCGGCATACACCGCCAATCCCCGCAGCTATGTCCCGGTGCAGTACCGGGACTACACCAAGCGCAGCACCCCGGAACCTCAGCAGCCCGTGACCACCAACAGATTTCCGTCGTTCCCCTGATGGCAGCAACCGACCACCTTCACCCGCAACTGTTCAACCCTGCTGACTACGGGCACCGGCACCAGGGCGGCAAGGTGACGACCAGCCGCCAAGAGCGCGACGAGAACGACGCCTACATGACTCAGCAGCAGCAACAGCAACCCCACTGGGATAGCCAGTACGGTAGGCGTGTATGACCGTCGCCTTCAACGCACCCAGCTATCGGGCGGCGGCATCTGACCTCACCGTTGCGATATCACCGCTGGGGCTTGTGGAGCTTGCCGACGAGGAGTTCGAAGTCCACGGCCCACGTATGAACCGCTACGCGTCGAACTGGGCGTGGTACCTCGGGCACCACTGGGCGTACAAGCGCGAGATCGGGGAGCCACAACTCACCTTCAACTGGGTCAAGGCCTTCTCCGACTACCTGGTCAACTTCTCCTTCACCAAGGGCGTCAACTTCTACAGCCCGGAAGCGACCGCTGCGATCACGCCCTACACGCTCAAGGAAGTGTGGGAAGTTCATAACAACAAGCAACAGGTGTTGATGGAGCTAGCGCAGCTTGGCTCGGTGAGCGGCGACTGCTTCGTGAAGGTGGCATACGAGCCACCATACGTTGACCCGGCCGGTGTCCCGCAAGAGGGCCGCATCAGGATCCTTCCTATCAACCCGGCCTTCTGCTTCCCGGAGTGGCATCCGCACGACCGCTCCCGCATGATCCGGTTCAAGACCAAGTACAAGTTCTTCGGGACCGCCAGCGACGGAACACGCCAGGTCATGACCTACGTCGAGTTGATGACGGAGGACATGATCGAAGAGTACATCAACGACGAGATGATCGACTCTCGGCCCAACCCGATTGGTGAGATAGCAGTCGCCTTCTGCCCCAATATCACAGTGGCCTCCAGCCCATGGGGTCTGGCAGACATCATCGACATCATCCCGCTGAACCGTGAGTACAACGAGAAGGCCACGGAGATCTCGGACATCATCAACTACCACGCCAGCCCGGTCACTGTCATAACAGGAGCCAAGGCGTCGAACCTGGAGAAGGGTCCGCGCAAGGTGTGGGCCGTCACCAACAAGGACGCCAAGATCCAGCAGTTGGAGCTACAGACCAACTTCACTGGGCCACTGGGCTACATGGAGTTGCTGAAGCAGGCGATGCATGAGCTAACCGGGGTACCAGCGACTGCTCTCGGCACGATGCAGCCGATCTCCAACACGTCGGGCGTGGCGTTGTCGATCCAGTACCAGCCGCTGATGCTGAAGCACGACCGCAAGAAGGTCAACTACACCCGGCTGTTCGAACGGGTCAACGAGTTGATCATCCGCCACGCCTTCGTCTTCGCCCCCGAGTTGACGATGTACGACCCGGTGCGGTCCTCCACGTACCTCAAGGCCGACCAGATGCAGCAACTGGACCCGACGTTGGCGGTCAGCTACCGCACGTACGTGGACTGGCCCAGCCCGATGCCCATCGACCGGCTGCTCAAGATCAACGAGATCCAGGCGCTGATGGCGATGCAGCTTGAATCCAGGCGTGGCGCCCTGCGTGACCTGGGCACACAGTTCCCCGACCAGAAGATCAGGGAGATCTTCGAAGAGGTCATGGAGGATGCCAAGGAGGCGGGCGCCCTCACCCTCGTCCAGAACCAGATCGCCGCCTTCAACATGGCTGCTACCGGCATGATGCCCGATGGCACACCGATGATGGGGGCCGATGCCGAGGGCAACCCACAGATCGCCCAGCCACCGATCAACCCCGAGATCGCCCAGGAGCTTCAGTTCCTGGCGTACGGCGGCATGCCGCCACAGCTAGCCGACTTTGAGTCGGATGACCAGACGTGATGACGCTGATACGTCCCTTAGCGATGAGATACTCGTATATCAGCGGCATCCGTGCTAGAAATACCAACTGAAACACAGGGACAACCCGAGGGAACACATGTCGAACACGCAGGGGAACATCTCAGAGACGGGTCAGGGACTACTCGTCGGCGTCGATCCGGCTCAGCCGCGCTACGCCGTCGATTACCAGCAGACCCGGCCTGATCAGGCCGTGAGCCAGCCCACACCCTCCCGCCAACAGCCGCCTCCCGAAGAGCGGCCCGCCTACCGGTGGACCGACGAAGACGTGGAGAACGCCCGCAAGCAGGAGAAGGACAAGCTCTATCCCCGGTTGGAGGAAATGTCGGAGCAACTCAAGCAGTTGCG